AGCAACTCAAACTCATCAAATGTTTTAAATGTCATTCGACGATGAGTCTTATTATCAAAGATTGATTTAAATATTGTTAAATTATATTCCACGTAATTTTCCGTGATTACCTCTATGGTCTGGTGCTTTCCAATCTTTAGGTTTTATTAAGTCTGGTAATCCTAAAGGATTTGGTCTTGTTTCTTTTATGCCAACCTTTTTATTCATATTTGCTTCAAGTACTTCATCCCATGCTTCATAAGCATTAACATCAAATAAATCTAATGTTCCAATTGCTACAACACATAAGTCAATTAATGCATCAACTGTTTCTTCTGAATCAATAGGAATTCCACGATGTGTAGCTTTTTTAAGTTCATCTAATTCTTCTTGTAAAAAATTAACACGAAAATATAAAAAAGAACGAAGCTCGTTTCTGTCAAGATTGTTTACCGCCTCTTGAATATTATATTTTGAGGCCATGTCCCTCATATCTTTTACCCAGTCTTTACTCATTTCTTTTTATTACTCCTAATTGCTTTATCTTTCTTAGGAGTTACCATCACTCCAACTATTTCATTAAATACTAATTTTCCACTTGAACGTCCCATTGTTTTTCGTTTGGACGGATTTGGTGCTCGAATCTTATTTTATGTTTTATGTCAATTTAAAATTCAAAAAATTCTTGAAGGTCTGCAACAGGTTCTGATGTCCAGCCAATCGAATCAAGTATAATCTCGAGTGGTTCAAGAAAAGCCTTTTCAAATTGTTTATCGTAATCAATATATTTATGTAACTCAAATTCTTTAGGTAATACATCACTAAATGAGATAACATTCTCTTGTATCGGATTAGGTTTCATTAAATACATAAACTTAATCTTGTTACCATCTTCGACTCTTTCATACTCATCTTCTAATCCTAGAACTTTGAGTCTGTGATTATATAAAAGAGAACCACGAACATGTATTGGAGTTCCTTTTGCATAGATTGCAGACTTAGAATGAAACTTTTCAATTCCATTACAACTTCTAGGAAAGGCAATATCTTCTGGTGCAAGTTTCTTAAACTTTATCTTAAAATCTCTAATTGCTTTTTGTGTTGCATCTTCAAGTGACCCTGCCTCTTTCTCAAAGTTAGGAATAACACCACAGATATTACC